ATACTCAATCGGCTTTAATGGTTGTTCCCTTAATCAAAGAATATTTAGATGTATCTGTTAAAAACGATGATTCGTTAATTAAGATGGCGGGTATTGTTCAACGTGCTATGGCTAATTCTAGCGGTGCTAATGACGATAATATGTTGAGTGAAGCCGAAAGAGAACAATTAATGAATGCTGTTCAAAATATTGATAAAGAAATATCTAAACCTGTAGTAGCGGATGTCAACAAGAACCATAAGGACTAGTATTGGAGGTTCTTTAACTACTCAGTTAAGTAAGTCTCAACAAAAATCACCTTCTCCTTTCACAATTGGGAAAGTATTAGGTATTTTGATGGATGAAAATACTCCAAGTGGTAATTTATTTAGTCGTGACGGTGAGTGGGGTGGTATAGGAACTATATATTATGTTGATTATCCTTCAAATAAAACAGTGTCTAATAGTGATTTAACTAAATTAAATACTGCAATACCGTTTTTACCTAATCAAAAATATTTACCGTTAATTGAAGAGTTAGTAATATTATTTGACTTACCGTCTCCTCAAGCTCAAAGTAATTCTAATAAATCACAAAAATATTATTTAAGTGTTTTAAATTTATGGAATAATAATCAACATAATTCCCAACCTGCTGGGGAATTAACTTTAGGAAATACATTTACTGAGAATTCAAATATAAAATCGTTATTACCATTTGAGGGAGATAGTATATTTGAGGGTAGAACAGGTAATTCATTACGTTTTTCTTCAACTACTAAGTTTAACAATAGAGAAAACTGGTGGAGTATAACTGGTAATAATGGTGATCCTATTACATTATTAACTAATGGTCATAATTATAATGCTAAATCTTTAAAACCATATGTTGAAGAGATAAATAATGATAGATCTGCTTTATATTTAACTTCAACTCAACAAATTCCATTTAATATTAGAGAATTTTCATATAATCTAATGTTTAATCCCATTAAATGGAATGAATATGCTAACCGTTCTCAAGGTGTTTTAACCGGAGATCGCGTAGTAATAAATGCTAAAAAAGATGAAGTATTAATTCATGGATATGGAGTTGGATTATCTTCCGAAAATACAATATATTTAAATTCTGATACTGAAGTAGTAATTAATGCCCCTAAAATTTCATTAGGTTTAAATTCTGAAGGTGGAATGGCTGTAGAACCTATATTATTAGGTAATAAAACTATTGATACTTTAAGTACATTAATTAAAGAATTAAAAGAATTAGCTACAGCTTTAAAAACAGTTCAAAGCACACCTGCAGGTACTCTTTTATTACAAGTTAATCAAGCCGGAAATAATTTATATGCTGCTTTAGAGGATTTAACTTCATCTACAGATAATTTTAATTCATTAAAATCTACTAAATCTTACACATCATAATGGCATTACAACAAAATTTATCTAGTCTTGCTAATATAAATAAAGATACTTTAGTAGATGCTGCTAAATTAGCTCTTGCATCCCAAAAAGATAAATTAATATCCGGTTTTAAATCTTCGGTGACTGAAAATATAAAACGACTTGAAGAAGATGTTAAAGATTTAGGAACACAATTTATTAAAGCCGAAGCTGATTATAAAACCCAACAAACTAAAGTTGCAGTTTCAAAATTAACAGATAATGAAAAGCAAGAAAGATTAGCTCAATTAAATAAAGATTATGAAACTGAAAAAGCTCTCATAAATAAGAATATTGAGGCTAAAAAAACTGAATTAGCAAATAAATTAAAATCCTATTTACCCCAAGAAGTTGAATTTCTTAGATCTAAAACAAAATCAATTTCAGATACAACATCAGCTAAAATAAATGATGTTAAAAACGGTAAAAAAATCAGCATATCTAGTAGAAGTGTAATAACTACCGTAGGAGTGTTATCCAATTTATTGATTAGTTCTATTACTATTGGAAATAAGAAAATAGAAAAATTAGTAGATAGAGTAAACGAACAAATAAAAAATATCCAAACCGAACAAGATATACAAAAAGCAAAATTATCTGTTAATAGAGCTAAATTAATTATAAATCAAAATAGAACAAAACTACAAACAGTACAAACAGTAATTACGGTATTAGAAATTTTAGTTCCATTATTGGATACAATATTACAATTATTTAAAAGTAATCCTGTACCATCTGCTGTACCTCCTGGAGTTGGTGTACCTTTAGGCGTAATTAATACTATAGATTCTAAATCTAAAACATTGGATGATTTAAAATTAGCAGCTTCTGTTATATTATCCATAATAAATCAGATTATTGCTAAATTAATTGATGATTTAAATGTTCAAGAACGTAGATTATTGCCTATAGAAGGATTATTAAATTCAGGATTAAATAATTTATCTTCAGATCAACTAGCTAATTTATCATCTGGTTTAGGTTATTTAAAAGGATATGATTATAAAGGATTTAGATTTTTTATAAAAGAAGAAGAAAATCCTAAATTTGTAGTTAAAGGAAATAAACGTAGATATGCAGTAGCATTAAATAGAGATGGGAATGAAATATTACAAAGCGAATATTCATTTACATTATCCCCAGATATATTAATTGAAGAATTAAAATTAAAAATAGACGAGAAAAATCTCGTGGCTTAATATTTATAATCATGAAAGTAGATGTATTTAAAAAACTAATTAAAGAATCGGTCCGTGAAGTTTTACGTGAAGAATTATCTTCTCTTCAACCTCAACCTATTCAAGAGAATAGAACTATGAATTTTACTTCACAAGATGTCGACATGACATCTTATAGAAAAAATTTAGCTAATATGATGGGCTTACAAGCTCCTCCTATGCATAATGGACATCAACCAACAGCACCAAAAGTTCAATCAACCGGGAATCCATATTTAGATATTATTGCTGAGACAGCAGCTACTATGACTCCACAGGAATTAGCTCAAATGAGACAATATAGCGAATAATTATGCCAATACCTCAAGTAATTAGAATAGATCCTAGAGATTTAGATAAAAATAGAGCAATAGGAGTTTCTATTCCTTTTAATGCTGGGGGTGTATTTAGAAGTACTTATTCAACTAAAGATCAAATTAAATCTAATTTAATTAATTTATTGTTGACTTTACGAGGTGAAAGAATAGAGAATCCTGAATTTGGTACTAATTTACCTAGATTAATATTTGAACAACTGGATGAACAATTGTATCCTATTATTCAAGATGAAATATTTTCTAGTGTAAATAGATTTGTTCCTGAAGTTACATTATTAAATATTGTTTTAACACCTGATGCAGATGGTAATACAATATCTATAGAAATAGATTATAGACTGAATATTTCAGGACAACAAGATAATATCATAATTGCTTTACAATAATGGCTGAAGATAAATCAATAAAATATTTAAATAAATCATTCGGTGATTTTAAAGCATCTCTACAAGAGTTTGCTAAAACATACTTTCCAGATACTTATAACGACTTCTCAGAAGCGTCTCCAGGAAATATGTTTATTGAGATGGCATCTTATATAGGTGACGTTTCTTCATTTTATATTGATTCCCAAATTCAAGAAAACTTTTTAAATTTAGCTAAAGAAAAAGAAAGTTTATATAATTTAGCTTATTCATTTGGGTATCGTCCTAAAGTTTCTTATGCTTCTAATGTTGATTTAGATGTATATCAATTATTTCCTACTAGAATTGAAGGAGGTAATGTTACTCCTGATATTTTATATTCATTAGTTGTACCTGAAAATACTTTAGTAACAAGTAATGCTGATTATAGTAAATTTATTACTACTGAACGTATAGACTTTTCTGATACTAGTTCAGCCGAAATTACTTTTGTAGATAGTAATTATTTTTTAGCAAAAAAGAAAGTTAAAGCAATATCTGCTGAAATAAAAACTGCTACTTTTACCTTTACTACACCACAAAAATTTAATTCAATCACAATTGATGATACTAATATACTTCAAGTACTAAAAGTTACTGATGGGAGTGGATATATATGGTATGAAGTTCCTTATTTAGCTCAGGATTTAGTTCCTGTATCTTCAAGTAACCCAACTTCAGGTAGTGATGGAGTTAATTATTTATTAAATTTCCAACGTGTACCTAGACGATTTGTTACTCGTGTTAAACCTGATGATAAACTAGAATTACAATTTGGATCAGGTATGTCAGTAAATAATTCTGATGCTACTATTTTACCAACTCCAGAAAATATTGATTTGGGATTAGTACCAAGTATTAAAACTAATATAGATGATTATAATAAAGCATCCATATTTTTTACTCAAACTTATGGTTTAGTACCTCAAAATACTACATTGACAGTTCAGTATTTAGTAGGTGGAGGTTTAACTTCTAATGTGCCTGCAAATGTATTAACTACTATTGATGCAACAAATATAAATTTTAAATATGGTGGAGTTACTCCTGCGTTAACAGGTAGTGTTTTATCTAGTGTAGCTTGTAATAATATTTCACCTGCTGTTGGTGGTAGAGGAGCTGATACTATAGAAGAAGTTCGTTTAAATGCTTTAAGTTCATATTCATCTCAAAACAGAACAGTAACTAAAGATGATTACGTTATGCGTAGTTTAAGTCTGCCATCAACTTATGGTACTATATCTAAAGCATATATAACACAAGAAACATATAATTCTTTAGGAAATTTAGTTTCTAATAACCCATTGAGTTTAGACTTATATGTTTTAGGATACAACTCAGATAAAAAATTAATTTCTGCTAGTGATGCACTAAAAGTAAATTTAAAAACCTATCTTAACCAATATAGAATGGTTACAGATGCTATTAATATTAAAAATGCGTTTTATATTAATTTAGGTGTTAATTTTGAAATAAATGCTGATCCAAGTTATAATAATAAGGAACTATTATCTACGTGCATTTCTCAAATAAAATTATATTTTAACATAGACGCCTGGCAAATAAATCAACCCATTGTTATGTCCGATATTAATGCGCTTATTTTAAAAGTACCTGGTGTTCGTTCGGTATCAAAAGTAGAAATTGTAAATAAACAAGGAGGTAATTACTCTCCATATGGATATGATGTTGCGGGTGCTACTAGAAATGGAATAATTTATCCATCAATAGATCCTAGTATATTTGAAGTACGTTTTCCTGATATTGATATAAACGGTAGAATTATTACATATTAAAAATGGCCATATATAAAATATTTCCTGACAAGGATGCAACAATATATTCATACTATCCTACTAAAAATACAGGATTAGATGAAATATTAGATTTAAGTATTTACAAATCTATTGATAGTGATGGAGATGTATCTCGTGTTTTATTATCATTTACTAATTCTGAAATTCAAGATATATTAACCAATAAAATTGGTTCTGCGGGATATAAAGCTTATGTAAAATTATTTCAAGCATATGCTACTTCAATTCCTTTAGATTACACTATACAATGCCATCCAATAGCTACTTCTTGGAATATGGGTACTGGTAGAGCAGCTAATATTCCTAATACTACTAATGGTGTTAGCTGGAAATATAGTAATGATATAAGTGGAAGTATATTTACTTCATCACTAGCTGGAACTACTGGTTCATATTATAGTAATAATGTAGGTGGAGGTATTTGGTATACATCAAGTAATTTTACTGCAACTCAATCATTTACATATGCTACTGGTAAAGATATAGAATTAGATGTAACTAATGCTATTAGCTCAAGTTATTATCAATATGGTTTTTTAATTAAACATTCTAGCTCTTTAGAATTTACAACCGGTTCACCATTTGAAACTAAATATTTTTCAGTAGATACTCATACTATTTATCCTCCATGTTTAGAATTTAGATGGAATGATTTTTCATATATTACAGGTTCATTATCTACAATTACTTCAACAAATCCTGTAATTACATTAGCTAATAATAAAGGTGAATTCCAAGTTGATTCTGTAAACCGTTTTAGAATAAATGTAAGAGATCAATATCCTGCTAGGAATTTCCAAACGTCTTCAGTATATATTAATAATAAAATTTTACCTACATCATCATATTATGCTGTAAAAGATATTAAAACTGATGAGTTTGTAATCGATTTTGATACTGCATACACAAAACTATCATGTGATTCATCAGGTAACTATTTTGATATCTATATGAGTGGTTTACAACCTGAAAGATATTATCAAGTATTAGTCAAAACTACAATAGGTGGGAATACAATAGTAACCGAAGATAATAATTATTTTAAAGTTATACAATAATGTCTGAAGTAATAAGATTAGATAAACAAATTTTTTCTAAAAATGATTTTGAAAAAGTAGTAGATAAGAGTTTTAAACAATTAGTAAAACCTGCAACTGAAACTACTTTTACATTATCTGATTTTTTTGAACTTTATGATAATTTATTTTTAGAAATTCCTAAAGAAGGAGAAATAGAATCTCATAGATTTATATTAAATAGAACTGCTGAATACTTAGGAGTAAATATAAATGATGATATAGATGTTCAAGCTTTATTGGATGAGATAACATCATTAAGAACTGAATTATTAGATGCTAATAAAACATTATTAGATTTAACTAAAAAATAATGGCTGAGATTAAGATTATAGGTAATGTAGAAAATACTCAACAAGTATCTCGATTCAATATTGAAGATACTAATTTATTAACTCCTGGAAATTTAAATGAATCTTTTGGAATTGAAGGAGATTATATAGAGTTATTTTTATATGATAATAACGATAATTTACTTGATGTAGATTACAATTATAGAAATTTTAAATTACCTTCAAATTCTTTCTTATACCAAAATTCCACATTACCTATTATAGAAATAGATCCTATAAAGGATATTCAAGATTTTGGATATAATGATGGAGCTTTTTATTCTCAATATAGTTTTTTTAGAAGAAAATTTTCTGATAATCAAGATGATATATTCATAAGTGAAATATCTTCTGATAGAACTGAAATAAGAATTAATTCGGTTGATATCCCATCAAATATCTTTTTAACTCAAGCTCAACAGTTAATAGATGAATTAAATTCTTCAGCATATCAAAAATATTATTTAATTAATTTCCGCCCAGATATACAACAAGTAGTTGTTAATGTGGCTATCGATAATAATTCCGTATTATTAAAACTATATGAACCATTAGATGAAAGTATAGTATTAAAAGATACTTTATGGTTAGCTGAGGAAATTATTTATCCTTATACTTTTAATATTGATTTAAATATAACTGTAGTCCCAGATCCAATTCCACAATTAAAAGGACCTAACTTTGATATTGATCTTGATATTAAACAAGATGTACCTACAGGATACCAAAATTATAGTAGTTTAGTTTCTTCTTTAACTGGGTCGTCATACTATCGAGTTTTAAATTATATGAACGATGCTTCATATGATTTGAATATTGACTATACTAGTTTTGATAATTTTATTAATTTTAGTTCTGCTAAAAAACGTTTAGAATTATTTTATGATAAAATTAAATTAATTGAAGATTATAATAATGATGTAAATATTCTTACGGGTTCAACTAGTGCTTTAAAAAATAGTGAGACGGCTTCAATTAAGTTAAAAA